TTATGGCAAAAGCTACCAGGCAACAACCACTGGCACACCTGCCGAAAAGCCGAAAAACACTTCTCAACCTAAAAATCCGGATGAGGATAAATTGACAGTCGGTAACATCCAGATATCGGCCTGGGGTCCGGCAAATGATTTTCCGAAGAAGGCTGATGAGATCATTAACAGTGTTGGGGTGCTCAATACAGGGTTAAAGTTTACGCGTAACTTTACGATGGGTCAGGGGATATTTGCCTGTAAGGTATCAGATTACGATGAGCAGGGCAATGAGATCCTTGAGCGTGTGAAAGATAAAACGCTGGTCACGCTTGCAAATTCGCGTCTGATCCGCAGGTTTATGTCTAAAGCTTTGCGCGATTACCTGAAGTTTGGCTGTGCCTTCGTGCAGATATTGATGAATGCTGATGGCAGTAAAATTGTCGGGATCAATACCATTAACGCAAAGTATTGCCGGTTAAGCATGGCCGATCAAAACGGAGTGATCACACAATGTGTTGTTTCCGGAAGATGGCCGGATACTCCGGGTGAAGGTTATTATCAGGTTTATGATGTACTCGATGAGTATGATCCATTTGCCGATCTGCAACGCCGCCGCTATGGAAATAAGGTTGCCGGAAAATCATTTATCTATGTAATCCGCGATAGCTGGGGCAATGGTGAGTATTACAGCTCTGCCATCTGGTGGGCCGCTTACCTTGCCGGATGGATTGATATCGCCAAGAAAGTTCCGTCATTTCTTAAAAAGGCCTACGAAAATCAGATTACCTGGAAATGGCATATCCAGATACCGTATGCTTTTTGGGATAAACAGTTCCCAAAAACGGATTTTCCGGATACAGAATCGCGTAAGCAGTCCATCGAAAATTATATGGATAGCATTGAAGCAAATCTTTGTGGCACAGACAATGCCGATAAACCAATCTTCACATTCTTTGAGATCAATCCCCAGAACGGACGTGCAGAAGAACAGTGGATCATTAAACCATTGGAGAACAAACTGAGTAACGAGCAAAACCTTGTGACTTCAGCGGCTGCCAATTCCGAGATCATGTTTTCAATCATGGTCAATCCTAATGTTCTTGGAGCAGGGATGCCAGGAGGAACTTACGCGGGAAATCAGGGGGGTAGCAATATCCGCGAAGCATACCTCGTAAATATTGCCAACTGCTGGCTCGATCGCCAGGATCTGCTTGATCCACTTGAACTTTTTATCCGCTACAACGGTGCTGAAGAAGATATCGAATGGCGCTTCCGCAATACCGTTCTCACTACGCTCGATACCGGCTCCGGCACTACTAAAACGCTTAGCTAATTGTACGGACAATCCTGCGTGATTGTCCTTTAACACTTTATTTATATGCTATTTTCAAAAGAAAGAAATATTAAGATGGAGGAAATCCGGGAATTTGTCCCAGTCAGCTCTTCCTCCGATTTCGACAGCGTCGCTCCTCATATTAGTAATGCCGAGCGCGATTATCTTATTCCGGTTATCGGAACTGCGATGTACGATGAACTCGTAGAATTTTACGAAACTGAAGCACTGTCAGATCCAACCGAAGTGCAGGAAAAAACAGCAGCGTTACTCCGGTTGGTTCAATCGGCAGTTGTCCATATCGCTTACTGGATCGGGTTCGACCTGTTAAACGCCCATATCTCCGATGGAGGGTTCAAACGAACAGAGTCAACAAATGTGAAAGGACTTTTTAAATACCAGGAAGAAAATTTGAAAGCATATTTTCGCACGAACGGCTTCAATGGTCTTGACACGGTGCTGCAATACCTTGAAACTAATCTTTCCGATTTCGGTGAATTCTCCTCATCACCGGCTTTCACGATGCTTAAATCAGCTTTTATCCCGACAACGGATATTTTTAACGATATGGTTTTCATTAATAAAAGTCGGCTGACATTCCTGCGTATGAGGCCACACATGCAGTTGATTGAAGATACCGAAATCTCAACCATCCTTGGAACAGCTTTTGCTTTCGTAAAATCTGAGATGGTGAAAACAGATCCGGAAACAAAAGTGAAAGCCATACTTCCGTATATCTGTAAACCGGTTGCTTACCTTGCTTCTGCCCTGCTAATGGAAGAGAGTGGCGCGGATCTCACGGATAACGGTCTTTTCTTTACCTCGACCGCATCAGGTTATAACAACGACACCGAGCGAAAACCAGCCGCAGCCGACCGGATTGCTATTCTTGTGAAGCGCAACCGCAATACTGGGAATGCTTATCTCGATCAGCTCCGAAGTTATCTGACTGCTAAAGCATCAGATTGGAGTGAGGTAACCCCTTCTTCAGGAAAAGTTTTCCGTCGTGATAACACCAACAAAAAAACATTCTGGGCTTAGCCAATCCGTGTAATCCAATTTTAATCAGTATAATCAGTGCATAACATGATCGATATCGCTATAGAATACCAGTATATGTTTTTCAAACGAAGAGCCAAAGGTAAGTCGCCCTCATCCTGGGCTGAACTGACCGAACGACAGTTTATTGCTATTTCGAGCACGATTAGCGGAGAGGAACCAGGCTTCCGTTTTCTATCCGTACTTACCGGAATCAGCCAAAAGCTGCTAAAGAAACTCTCTTCTTTCGATATTTATAAACTCTCTGAAGGGATTGATTTCGTTGGTCAAGCCGGAAATTTTCATTCTGCTTTTATCATCAGGGAAATACCGGGTACTGATTTCGTTGCCCCGAAACCAAAACTTGCAGGGTTGACTTTTGGTCAGTTTATTTTTACCGAATCGTATTACAACGATTGGATGTCAACGAAAAGCGAAACGGCACTGAATAACTTTATCGCTTCGCTCTATCTTCCCAATAACGAAAAATTCAACAACGAATCGATCCCTAATCGCCTTGGAAAAATCGTAAATACAGATTTGGATATCCGGAAAGCAATCGCCTTGAATTACTCATTGATGATGATTTGGCTTCAAAAAGCTTATCCGCTTATCTTTCATGCTCCAGCCGATGATCAGGATTCTGCTGTTCGGGTGGATGATATCCGCCCAAAACAATCCGGATGGCTGAAGCTTTTTGAATCATTGGTTGGCGACGATTTGATTAACCGCGATCGCTACGCTGAACTTCCGATACATACGGTGCTAAGACACCTGAATACCAAATACAAGGAGAGCATACGCAAATCCGTGTAATCCATTTTTAATCCATGTAATCCAATTCCTAATGATAACAAGATTCTCCGACCTGATCCAATACTTCAGAACCATCGCCGCTCAGCATGTAGCTATTGGCCATACCGCTACTGAAAAGCATTTCTACCGTTTTGAACTCGATGAAGTACTTACCGGGTTGAAAAAGGTAAATTATCCCGCATTGATACTGGAAGGTTACCGCTATTCACTCGCTGATAAGCAGAGTGATAATGTGATGAAAGAACGCTCAGGAGCTTTTATGCTGCTTGGGCACCTGAACGATATTGGCGATTTCGATGCCATGCATCAGTTATGGGATGATCTGGAAATGATTTGCGATGATATCATCGTTCGCATTAAAGCTGATAAGCGTAATCCAATGGCAAAAGCCATCCGGGATTTCGACCTGGGTAGTGTTAATGTGGCGCTTATCGCAAATGAGAATGATAAAAACTATGGTGTCAGATGCACGTTTACCATATCCTCGCCACTGTCGACCGATGTAAATCCCCAGAAGTGGAATTATAACAGCAATGTGCCAGATTGATAAAATATTGAATCGATGGGAATAACTCAGAGCGGAATGCCGTCAGTGACTGGCAGCGGTTTTGATTCGCAAGAACAGAATGAAGCCGTGTCAAAATGGGCCTCGATGGTACAACGTCGGTTACGAGACCGTACTTCCTATTTTGCGTATGGCAAACAGGGGACAACAAACCGCCCCGGACGAATTGAGAAAAATCTGGGAGACAGCATAAAATCGATTACCAAGAAATCGTATGGCGTGATCGACCGTGTGACCTACACTTTCGAACGGTACGGCGTGTTTGTTCACAAGGGTGTTGGTCGTGGATATAAGATGCAGGGAGGAATGGTAATTCGTACTGCCAAATCAGAAGATCCTGCTACACGGCAGCCAACCTGGTGGGGCGACGATCCACGTCCGCGACTGCCTAATGAATGGTTTAATCCTTTACTGG